GATACGCCCAATACTCACTGCCAAATCCTTGTACAATTGTTCCATCGGTTGAAATGGCAACACAAGTTGAAACCTTATTGGCTACCTTTTCCCAATATGCGAATGTTTGTTCACCGCTTCCGTTTCCCGCCGTGTGGTGTAAATACACCTGGGTTTTCTTCACCGCCTCGCGGTTGTATGCTCGAAATGGTACTTGTTTAATTTTCATCTTGTTTCTTTGATGCGCCAAAATAGAATGATACTACCATAGTCACAATGGATGTAACCCCACCCGCAATGGTAAAATAAATGTCTTTTTGATCCGTTGGGAAATCCCAAAAGATTATTGAAAATAAAATGGCATAACTCAATGCCAAAATTAGGATGGCTACAATGCCCGTTACATTTGTTTTGAATTTGTCCATTATCCTTGACCCACACTGGGCTTTTTTGATTTGTGTTTATTGATATGCTTGGTGTGTCTGCCCAACTTTCTTTTGGGTTTCACACGAAATGTTACCGTATTGCTCTTAACCTTGGTTGCCATTATTTGATTCCGTTTAATCGCATCATGTTTGAAATGGATGCGGTATCCATACCTACCAAAGAAGTATCAACGCCCATGAACATCATCGTGTTTGCCATTGCTTCAATCTTTGATTCTGCCTTTGCTACTTCTTTTTCCAACGCCTTCTTTTCCGCAACCTTTGATTCAACCATCTCCGCGTTCATCGTTTGAGCCATTTTGGTGACTTCTCCCGCACTTTGAATGTTTTTTGATACCTTGTTAAGCAATGCATCTATTTCGTCAATCTGTGGGCTTTGTTTAGCGTGGGCAATTGTGAACACATAACCAGTGATAAACAATGCGCTAAATACGATTAAAAGGTTTTTCATAGTTTTTTCATGGTTTGCATGATACGAATTTCTGTCATCGTTGCAGCCAAACACGAATCCGACTTTTTAAGGGCGTATGTGAGTTTGTCAATTTTGACATCCAACGCTTCAATCTTTTGGTTTGCCTTTTCAATCTGGTCTTTATAGCCAGAACGAAGGTCCATATACAAATAAGAAACACCCAACAACATACAAAAAGCCACGGCAGCAATTGGGTTTTTGCGAAATTGGTCAAACGACACGGGCAACGCATTCGGTTTTACTTTTGGTGTACTCATACTATTGGGGGAAATGGTGGTGCTGGTGGTGGGACATATTCGCCTTCGGGTAGGTCAAGAATCCAATGCCATTGCATATTGGTGAATACTTCTTCTTTGTCTTGTTCGCTTAAAAACAAAAACCAAACTCCGTTTATATCTTGAACGCAATTAAAGAACTCATAAGGGGTGTAAAACTGCCCTTGTACTTGGTTGTATTGTTCGGGTGTTAGAATGTATCCTATCATACTTGGTTATTTATTTTTGATTAGTTAAAAATTTCCAACATCCCTTCCAAATCAATAAACGACACCTTGAAAGTTTTAATGCGTGTGCTATTTGTTGGTCAAATTCTTGTAAAATATAATCTGCTTCGGTTTTATTATCAGCCCAATCGGATTCAGTTTTACTAAATTCAATGGATGCATAATATCCTCTTGCTTTGAAATAAAAAAAATGTCCCAAAAACAACCCCGTTGCAAATCTTGGGCAATTGCCTTGTGGTTTTTCAATCCATTTTATCATACTACAAAATTATACGTTACGTAAAAGGGTTGTTTGAAACGCTTGTACTGCGGTGTAAAAGTTAGATGCTTGGGTGTCAGTCAAATCAATACCAATATATGCAAAAGCACACTCTTCGATAGCATAATCAAAACCAGGCGAAACACCACCTCTCGCCACATCAAAATTTTTGTTTATTAACGCAGAAATTGAACTTGAAAAATTGGATATAATTTTGGTGTTATTTTTGTACGCTTGTAAATTGGTTGTGTTATTTCTATAACCTTGATAAAATCCCAATGAATTTGCTTGCACTACATTCCCAAAAGTTGCACTATTAGATAAATAAGTATAAAAAGTACCTGTATACAATGCAATACCAAATCGTTCTAAAGTCGTTAAACTTGCATCAATAAAATGACCTGGATTTGTAAGGGTGTTTGTTCTTGAGTAGTAACCTAAAGAAACTCCACTCGTTGAAAGTGTATTTACATTTAATCCCGTACCCATATATGCTGAACTTCCGTTAGGTTTCGCACCCGTACTCGCAAAAGTCCAACCGCTTGTAAAAGTACCCGTAAATGAACTGCTCTTTAAGTTCTGCGCACACGCTGCAGCACTTGCCCCGACCATTGGATAAACGGCTTTCATACTTGACCAAATACCCGCAGTTTTCATATCAAGTACAAGTTGATTGGTTGCGTTCTTTTCGGTTGTGGATAGTGTTCCACCCGCAGTGGTAACTCGGTCAAAGAATGCTTGTGCATCGGGGTCAAAGCCACCGCCACTACTGGCAGTAAACCCGCCAACCCTTACACCAACTCCAACGCCAAACATTATTCTCCGTACATTACAACTGAACCACTCGCCAAGGTGATTGAACTGATATAACTACCATCGGCAACGGCAATGAATGTGCCTTGCTTTAATGTTACACCACTCAATCCCAATGTTGTCATCAACGATGCCGCGGATTGATCCAAAATTGCAGAAACAACGGCATCCGCATTTACCACAAACCCACGGAATCTTCCCGTGTTGGCACTTGTGTTTGATACGACCTTTGAACCCGTGTAACCCGCTGAAAAGGAACTTGCTGAAATACTCATGTCTATAAAACGATTAGATGATTATTTGTTCCACATTCTCCGCACCATAAATGTCTGCTAACGCATGGTACACGGCATTAATAAGTAATACCTCTGCGGGGAGATTTTCGTACGATACCACCGATAATTCAAGGTTTGAAAATGTGGTGTTAAAATCTTCAATCCCTTGAATCGGGGCTTTGCCTTCTGCCAATGCTTCAACACTTGCAAAAACAAAGGTTGCGATTTGGGCGGGAATAACTCCGTCTTTTTGGCTTTTTACATCTGCGTAACCTTCTGCGATTACTACGATAGAACCCGATGGGATTGATAAACCGCTTGTTAGGTTTACATTGCTTAAAATTTTTATTGCTTGCATTGTCTTATTTGTTAAAAAGTTTCTTGGTAGTATTCTTGGAATGTTTTTCCGTCAGTCCAATTAAATTGAGCATCTAAGTAAGTTTTTTCAATTTCTTTTTTGTGCAATCTTCTTGCATGGTTTATGATTGCTGCTTTTGAATAATAGATACTTTTCCCAAGTTCCCATTTTTCTAATTCTTCAATTAACCAATAAATTGACGATTGTTCTGTTGCGTTTGTCATACTACAAAATTAGAATAAATCGTTCCAAGTGCTACCATTGTAGCAACACAATTTGTTTGTTGTAGAATCGTAAACTACCAATCCCGCAGCGGGTGTGGCAATGGCGTTCTTTTGGGTTGTGGTCATTCGGGGTGGGAGGAAACCTTGCGTAGTGGAGTTCATAGATAACTGTCCATTAGTTGAAAGATTATTTATGAATTGACTATTTCCATTATACACAATAGTACCACCACCACTATAAATTGAAAAGTTTGTTCCACTAATAATTGTGGTAAAATCACCTCCAACTTGTGCAAAAGTTGATGCTCTTACAGAACCATCATCCCGTACTCTAAACAAATCCGTCCCCGCACTATTCTGCACCAACAAAGATGTTGTGGCGGATGTTGAGCCGCTGCCTTTGATGTGGGTTCGTGCCAAAATAGGATCCGAACCATTACCTACTGCAAAATTTCCGCTTTGCAAATTCATCACCGTTGTTCCCGCACTTCTGAATTGAAAGTTTCCAGATGTGTTGTCAACAAATGTTTGACTTGATTGCATGAATATGCGAGTATGGTTGTTATTTGGGTTGTATATTGATGTGCTTTTACCAAATGACATTGAGTAAAACCCATCAAATGTTTCTATACTACCCGACCCAACCGCATTACCAAATTGAGATGCCCCAATCAATGTAAACGGGCTTGTCGGTGCATTAGTACGAACGCCCAATCTTTTATTGGTGTTATCCCAAAAGAAATTGGCGGCATCACTTGCAAAGGCACTACCATCGCTAAACTGAATAGCACCACTCACTCCGCTTGGAGATGCTACCACGGGGATATTCCCTGAACCTAACAAACTTGTTCCGTTAATGGTCTTGATGTTTGTTCCCGACACCAAGGTGTCTTGTTTGGCCGCAACTTGGGTTGTGTTGGCAATTGCAACTGCGTTAACAGTTGGTGAACCCGTCAAGTTTACACCCGTTGTGGATACCTCCATTGGTAGGTTGTTACCATTACCATCAGAAAGTACCTTTGGTGTTCCACTTATGGCGGTGTTATCGCCTGTTTTTATTAGTCCTGGGTATGTTCCCGCAGGGGTTAAGCCGTTTAATGATATTCCCATGATTATATATTATTCCAAGTATCGTTAATTGAATTCCATTGAGTGTTGATTTGTTGCCATTCCAAGGTTGCAAAGGTCGGGTTTCGTGTGATTTGCCCAATGCCTTGCGCCCACAAAGTGCCATCACAACACTTTTTTGAATATGTGTTTTTGTCCTTGCACAAACACGACCGTGTTCCACCACCTTGCGGTGATGACCTTGATGGGGTTTTCCACCCATTCTGTGTGTTGTTCGGATTATTCGGGTTGTTCCAATTGCTCATTTTTTGAAAATTAAAAGTATTAAAAATAACAATGCCAATACCGATCCAATCGCCACACCAACTTTTTGTGGTACACTGATGCGTTCCCTATATTGAACTTGTGGTGGTAACTGAATGGTCTTGGTGTAACGGATGGTGTCTGCCTTCACAATTGTTTGCACTCTTATCACATCGTGATTTCGATATACAATCGTTTTAACGCCATCTTTTTCAATTGTGAGGGTATCAATCGTTTTTGTGTTGAAAGTGTCTGTAATGGTCACAGAATCGCGTACAAACATGGTATCAATGCCATACACACTTATTTGTGCCATCTCTGGGCATTTCTTGATGGCTTGTTTCAAATGATACTGCGCTGAACACCCCGTCAACATCACCAAAAGAATAGTTGCCTTTGTGAACAAATCACAATTGAAAAAGATGGCGTTAAAACGATTGTATACCGCAATCACGATGTGATAAGAATTAAGACAGTTGTAAAGGCCGACACCATCCGATTCACCAAGACAATCACATTACCACCACAAATCCAATACAAAGAACGAATCAGTTTGCCCCAAATGGTGGGTGTTGGTTTGGCATTGATATTGGCATTGTTATTTTTGATACTTTTAATTACAAGAAAATGAGCAATTGGAACAACCCAAACAACCCGAACAACCCAAGCTAGAGCGGTGGAAGCCCTGTTATGGGCAGCATTATTACTCTGCTTGGTCGTGTGGAACTAACGAATATGAGTGGATGAGAGATTCACATTTATTAGACGTTAGAATTTGGGAGAGTTTTAACTGTTTCCAAACCCAAGACGAGGCAGCAAAAGAAGAGTTACGCACTCGTGCTAGACGCAAGTTGGAGTGGCTGGCTAGGGAGCTGAATGGGAGATTTGAAGATGTTCTCCTTTGTTGGTCTATTGCGTTTGATTATGAAAAGTTTATAGTTATTTCCACTGGAGGAGGTGCATGGCAAACATTAAATGAAATCCGTTTTGCATTAAAAGCAGACGCAGAGTACGCTCTCTCACAGATGACTGCTGAGGAATTGGAGGCTCTGAGATGAGTACTGATATAACATTCTGTTCTAATGGATTCCCTTCATGCGAGGTATGGAACAAATGCGCTAGGACAGAAAGAATCTCTTTTGAAAAGGCTTCCCATGCGTCCTACGCAGATTTTGAACCTAAAAAAGGTAAAGACTGTAAAGGCTATAAACACAAAGCTAAACTAACCCTAAAACCATTGGAGGACAAATGACATACGCAGAGAAGCTAGTAAAAGAATATGCTCTATTCATGTTTACCAAAGGTGACCCTATTGCAGTAGAGTTTATACTGAACGAGATGCTACAAAAAGCCATGCAAGCACAGCGAGAGGCTTGTTGTAGAGCATACGATGAAAACCGCTCCACTGAAGAGTTTTCTACCATGATGGAAATAGCAATATCCATCCTCAACGCAGAGGTGCAAGCATGAAGTACATAAAAAGTGTCAGTTTCTCCCCTATCATTCAACAAGGCACTAACGGATGGACAGAAAGGATGATTGTTGTGCTTGAAATGATTTCTCTCTGGAAAAGAGATAATGAATCTGTGGAAGAAATAAGCTGGGTCGAATTTAACAGCGATGTTAAGGAACTGGAATTTATTATTACCAAGCTGCAATCGGTAGTGGATAAATCAAAAGCTGCGTACAAAGAGCAAACAAAAGAGGTGAAACCATGACCAAATACATAGTTGACATAACAGCCCGCATAGTTGTTCCTGCTGTCAATGTAGATGCAGCCAAAGCCAAGTGGTTTGGCTATCTAACTGAGGATGACTGTGAGTTTACAGTGCTAGACTACGATACATTGGAAGAGGTGGAAGAATGACACTACAAGAACAAGTCTGCACACTACAGCAGGCACAGAGGCTGAAAGGGCTAGGGTGTGAGCAGGGCTGCCAGCATTTTTGGGTTCAGATTGAACCAGAATGGCTTGTATTGCCACGTTTGTTGTGGGAAAACAAGCTTGACAAAACTGAATATTATAGAGCCTACACCGTTGCTGAGTTAGGTAAAATGTTGGTTAAGCGAGGAATCAATGCAATGCCTCATGTAGCTGGCGGCTTGTGGTGGCATCAAACAAAGTATTATGGAACAGAAGCCCAAGCAAGAGCAGCATTACTCATTCATATACTAGAGAAGGAGAAAGAGCCATGACACTGAAAAGATTTAACCGCATGGCTCCTACAACCCAGAATTTCCAGCTAGGGATTAAACTCTCTGGCAGAGGTTTACAGATTAGCACATACAACACTGATAAATTCTGGGTTGTGGAATTACTCGTTTGGTCAACTACATATCAATTATTGCACATGAAGGAAGGGGATTCTAATGACACCTGAACAATTAGTCCCCACGCTAGAGACGTGTAGAGCGCTGAAAGAGGCAGGGTGGGTAAAAGAGACGTATTTTAGGTATGTGTATGGCTCTTTCCCTAATAAATGGTTCTTGTACACACTTAATAGCCGTAGCAGCAAAGAAATAGCAATCCCAGCCCCTACCCTACAAGAGTTGTTGGGGGAGATTGCTCTTGTAGAATATAGAGAGGTTGAATTAGAGCGTGTTGGCAAGTGGTGGTGCGCCTGTGCTTGGGGAATTGATAGAAAAAAGTACCATGAGCAATCCCATTCCAACCCCGCCGAAGCCGCAGCCCTGCTATGGCTAGAGCTACATAAGGAGGCTGTATGAGATTTCTAATTGTTTTATTTGGCAATGTAGCAGCATTATTGGCTATTGGTATTGCTGGCTATCTAGCATTTTGTGGCAAAGATGGCTGGGGGTGGTTTTTATTTGTAGGTGTTTTAACTATCCAATCATTTGAGTTTGGTGGCAAACCAAAGGAGAACAAGCAATGACTGAGGAACTCTACAACCAACTCTACCCCAACGGCGAATCTCTCTCCCTAGAGGACTATTACTACATCATGTATGTAGCTAAGAGCAAGAGAGTGGAGAAACTGGAGCAATTAGTAACCCTATTATTGGAAGGAATGAAGCAATGACACACAAAGCCGAACACTGCACAATCTATCTATCAGACCTAGAGAAACTAGCACACGACACAGCAGCCTACATCCTGAACAAACCACATATAAGCAAGGACGATTTGGTTAGCTTGCTACACCATGAGTTTGTGAGGGCACAGGCTATGCCAATACCTGAAAGAATTGAACCAATTAAAAGGAGTATAAAATGACAGAAGAAGAAAAATCTGACTTGCTAGAAGAATTAAAAGCACAAGCAGAATGGGAAGACTGGCTCCTCTCAGATGAGTACCAAGAAATGGAAGATAGAAAAAACCAGCACGTTGACCCAATAGAAAGGGAAGAAGATAATGACGACAATGACTGAAGCATTCTTAAGTGAATATGCTATGGCAGAAGCACAAGAATACTCACCAGCTAAAGAGTACCTTGAGCTAATGACTAGACAAGGGCTAGCTGCTGTTGATACTGAGACAGGAGATATAATCTCTGCATTTGACCCTGATATATCTTGTGAGCAGAAGGCAGAAGCAGTAGCTTTCTTGCTCGATACTTTAGCTTTACAGGAGCAAGCATACAAGGATAGAGAAGCTAAGCTAAAGGAGAAAAGAGAGCGAGTAGTCTTGCTACAAGACAGAATAAAAGAATCCTTCAAACAACAAATGCTGAATGAAGGATTAACAAAGATTAAGACCTTAGAAAATACTTGGTACTTTATGAATAAGCCTAAGTTAGAATACAACCTAGAGTTTGTCCCTACTAAGTATTGTGAGGTAGAACTCAAAGGGAAAGTAGATGGCGCAATGGGTGAACGGCTAGCTTTGTCTAACCCTTCCCTTCAAGTTATCAAAAAGAAGCCTATGGAGTTCTACCATGATGAGCTAGAACAGCAAGGCTTACTGAAACAAACCACTAACACTATTCTCTGTAAGAGGTAACACTATGGCTGGTCATGTTAAAGTGCCAGAAGGAGCTATCTATGTTGATCACAGGGAAGTAGTTGCTTTTGTCTTTACTGACCATGCTAAAGATAAAAGAGTAGCCCAACTATCTGTTTATCTCAAGAATAGCACCCAATTGCACTTCCTAGGCGAAAGAGCTACCTCCTATTATAGAGCACTTAAAGATAGATTCCCTTATAGAGATGAAACCCTCTATGACTTGCAAAAGATGAATAGCCTCCCTAAGCCCAAATAATCATTTCCCAAAGCCATACTTCTGTACCTTCTCTTTTTCAGGCTGAATATAAGTAAGATTCTTTCTCACCTGATTAAGATAAGGGCTTTTGCTTGCTGCTTGCAATACCCCCATTAACTTATCTTGCAAACTACCTCCATCCCCTGCTTGCTGTACCGTAGGCTGGGCAGGCTGGGGCTGTTGCATCCCTCTATTTGCTTCCACTTCTTACACGCATGATTGTACTCCTTTAACCCTTCATCCCTCTATGGGCTGGAGGGTTTTATTTTTGTATAATGATTCTACCCATTCCCTTTTATCTAACACAGGAACAAAGGTAGGTTTCTCTTTAGGCTTATTTACATAGTCTTGGTAATGGATTATCCCTACTGCCTTAATCTCTCTCTCCTCTGGTTGTAGGTTATCCCACCCTCCCTCTCTAAATAGCTCTTTATCCTTATCCTCTTCCTCTCTCTTCATTTCCTCTAACAAAGCTGCATAGAGCCATTGCTGCTTAGAATACTTATCCATCTTCCATGATAAGTCATTAGAAGTCTTAATGTCATAGATGTTATAGGTTCTCTTCCAAGCATTACTGTCAAATTGCTCAGTAATGATGTCAGACGTACCAGCTAACTTGAGAGCGTGAGACCATAATAAGACCTCACTGTTAATCTGACCCTTCCATTTACCCTGAGAAAAGTGATAGACCGCCTGCCTATGCTCTATGGGTATATCTTTTATGTCTTTCCCCTTACAGTATTCCTCTATTG